GCGCCCCCCTCGGGGCGCGTGGATTGAAAGTAAAGAGGCGCAAGGAAGGCGCTCTCTACGTCTAGTCGCGCCCCACACGGGGCGCGTGGATTGAAATGACAACGGCGATCTCGTCGTCGAGAGCAGCGACGTCGCGCCCCACACGGGGCGCGTGGATTGAAATTCCACTGTCTGCCAGAGATAGGCGTCGAACGTGCGTCGCGCCCCACACGGGGCGCGTGGATTGAAATGCCATGAAGATTTCAAGCGCGACCATGAAGAGACGTCGCGCCCCACACGGGGCGCGTGGATTGAAATACTGCAATGCCTACAATGGCAGCGCAAATGGCACGTCGCGCCCCACACGGGGCGCGTGGATTGAAATTCCCGATGGCTGTGCAGCTCTTTTCACGGCTGGCATGTCGCGCCCCACACGGGGCGCGTGGATTGAAATGTCGGTACGACGACCGACGGATTGACGCCTTTTGTCGCGCCCCACACGGGGCGCGTGGATTGAAATCATAAGGGCAGCCGCATCGTCGTCCATGGCGAGGTCGCGCCCCACACGGGGCGCGTGGATTGAAATCCGTTGGTTCGTACGAACCTCCGTGATTTCTTGAGTCGCGCCCCACACGGGGCGCGTGGATTGAAATGATTCATCTCCTGCTCATAGATCGAGACGTTGTAGTCGCGCCCCACACGGGGCGCGTGGATTGAAATAGCTGCTCGTTGAGCGGCAAGAGCTTCCCCGTGCGTCGCGCCCCACACGGGGCGCGTGGATTGAAATGCCATCTGCTCTGCCGTCTTGACGCCGAGCGCCGGTCGCGCCCCACACGGGGCGTGATACGCAGATAAGTGCGACGCTCAAAACGCGCGGAATACGGGCTTTGGAGAGCCTCCTGTGAGGCGTACTTGGTCAAGGATCCTCGACCAGAACATTTTGCGCATCTGTTTGCTCAGGCGCTCGTAGCGCTCGACGAGATCGTCGGCGGCGACGGTCTCTAAATAGGCGAGATTGACGGTTGCCTGCGGACGCAGGGCGACGATTTGCGCATTGAGCTCAGAGTAGCGCATGTCAAACTCCTCGCGCTGGATCAGGCCCTCAACGTAGAGCTCTTTGAGCCGTGCCTGCTTTGTCCTCAGCTCCTCTATAGTGATGACCTGCGCACCGGCGTCATGTGTAACCCTATTGACGTCGGCAAGGTACCGCCGCAGCTCAAACTCTAATGACGTCAACAGGGCAGTCTCGACATGATCCTCTCGCCAATACGTCTTGTGCGGGCACTCTCGGCCATGCGTATGGTTGCGGCAGGTGTAGTAGGTGTATATCTTGCCACGGAGCTCGCGATTGCGCGGCGTGAGGAGTCTGCCGCACTCGGGGCAGCGCAAGAGTCCCCAAAAGAGATATGTCATTTTGCTGTGCGGGTGCCGCGTCCGATTGACAAAAACTTTTTGCGCTTGAGCAAACAGCCCCTCGTCGATGATCGCCGGACAAAATCCCTTGATGCCGTAATACTCGCCGAGATAGGCGCGATTGCGCAGCGCTCGGCCGATGGATCCCTCGGTTTTTTCGTATCCGTATTTTTGACGCATCATCCGGAATGTGCTCAGGATTGTGCGGTGCTCAATAAAATACTGAAACATCTCTTGCACGATAGGCGCGGTAGCCTCGTCAACGTGTATGCGTTTGTCCTCGCCGATGACGTAGCCAAGGGGCATGTGTCCTGTGATAACTCTGCCCTCACGCAGGAGTCCCTCGTGGATGTAGCGGACTCTATCGCCGGTCTGATCGCTCTCGTGCTGCGCAAGGGAGAGCTTGAGGTTGAGCATCAAGCGTCCGTTGGTCGTTGTGGTGTTAAAAATCTTTTCTTGCGAGCACTCCCAAAGAACACCGTGCTGATCGAGAATGTCCTGCACCGCGTAGTAATCGCGGACGTTTCTAAACCATCTATCCAAGCATTTAAACACGATAATGTCAATGGTTTCCGCCTGCACGTCTTCTAAGAGGCGCTGCAGACCTTTGCGGCGGCTGAGCGCTTTGCGCGCCGTAGCACCCTCATCAGCGTAGAGGCCGACAACGTTGTAGCCGTGCTGCTCGGCGTAGCTGCGCAGGTCGTGCTCCTGCTCAGTGAGCGAGTAGCCATGGCGCGCCTGCTCATCCGTAGATACACGGATGTAGAGTGCTGCGCGTTTGGGTTTGGACATAAAAATACACCTCCGGGGCAGTGGTAATAAACCCCGAGGTGTGGTATACTTTGCTTGGATTGGTAGGTATACCCTCAGGGTTTATCTGCTTCTGCCGCCTGCCGTGCTGGTAACACGGGGGGCGGCTTTTTTATTTGTTTGTGTTCAAGGTCACCGAATGACTTTGCCAGGAGTGATCCGCTGATCATATAACCAGTCTTCTCTGTCGGCTACTGTCTGAGGATAGGCGATGCCCATGACGATAGTATACGTGTAAACAATATCGCCATACGAATCCCCTTTTGGTCTACTGAATGAGCCCCCGTACGCGACGACATTTGAAGCAAAATTCTTGATCAGCTTGTCCGCAAGTTCAAGAGCGGTATCCTTGTCACATTCTGGCTCTACAACCAAAGACATAAAGATTTCTTTGGTTTCGTGATTCGCTGAAATACGTACACCGTTGACCAACGGATGGATTTTTTTGTTCTCCATTGTGCGAATCGTGCTCGGGATAGCTTGCATAACAGCATCGGCATCGCGCTTATTCACTACAGTTTTCGCTCTTTGCTGTTGCTGGTATTTTTCTTTAGCCGCAGCTTTTTGTTTATCTTCATTCTTCTGAGCTTCTGTTCGTTCTTTTTCAATGCGCTCTTCAGCACGACGTTGGGCACGCTCTGCCTGTTGTTCAGGCGTAGTGGTGACGCTAAACCCTGCCATAGAGAGCACGAGACCTCCGAACGCAAGAACCACAAACACGGCGATGCGGCGACGATTGTAGGTCGCTTTGCAGTAAAAGGTATAGATGAGAAATGCAATGCCTACTAAAGTTGCACCAAGTGTCACTGGTACGAGAAAAACAAAAAGCGCATTCAGGAAAGTCATAAACGCCACACCTTTCTAAGTCATAATACTACACAACATCGCTTTGGAACGTAACTGCTTTGCCCATGATGATGCACTCGTCGCAGGTTTTGGCAGAGCAGACGATCGGGGCATATTTGGGGTTTTCGGCTTGGAGTACAAGTGAGCCGTTCTTCTTGTAAACGCGTTTCAGCGTTGCTTCGCCATCAATCAACACGGCGGCGATCTCACCGTTTTCAACATCCGGCTGTTTACGGATAAAAACGATGTCGCCATCGTTGATGCGTGCGCCGATCATGCTGTCGCCCTTGATTTTTAAGCAAAAATCTGCGCGAACATCTTCTGTGCTTTCGCGGTACCCGTCAAAGTTCTCCTCTGCGTAGATCGGTATGCCCGCCGCAATGGTGCCGAGCAGGGGAACTTTTTTCGTTTTGAGCGGAAATATGTTTGGAATGTTGGGAAGGTCGACGTTAGGCGGCTGCGCGTCCATGGGTTCATCGTAACCCATTAACCATGGCTCATTCACTTTAAGAGCTTGAGCCAGTTTGTATATCTTATCTTGCTTTGGTGTTACTTTCCCCGATAAATATTGACTGATGGCGCTTTTCCCTATACCAGATTTTCGGGACAGTTCGATTGGCAGCATATTCCTGGCCTTTAGAGCCTCTTTTAAGCGTTCTTGTGTTGTAGCTTGCATAGCCAGCTCTCCGTTTCCGATAGTTGATGGTGTTTGTAGTATACCATAAAGCGAAGATAAGTTCAATAAGTTTAATTTGAAAGTTAATTTTTTTGAACGAAACTATTGACTAAATATCAAAGGCGTGTTATTCTATGGGTAGTTCAAAAACTTGAACAAGAAAGGTGGGCGAGTTATGGTTTTTGACTATCGCAAGTTACGCGGGCAAATCATAGAGCACTTCGGCACTCAAAAAGCATTTGCTGAGGCGCTAGGGGTATCCACGCGGACACTATCACTGAAGTTGAATAGTCGAATCCCTTTCAACCAAGATGAAATTGCCAAAGCGATAAACTTGTTGCAAGCCGAGCCGCACGATATTAAGGCTTATTTTTTTACGACGGTGGTTCAATAATTTGAACAAGTGCCCTCGCAATCCAGCGGGGGCGGCACGAAAGGAGAGACTTACACCATGGAAAACCGCAAATACACCGGCTTGCAGGAGGCCGTTGCCGAGATGCCGACGCGCAATCGGCACAACGGTCTGTATATCGAGGTCAGCTACGACCTCGACAACGACGAGGTGCTTGCAACCCCGCATGTCGATTTCGGCATGTGGAGTCGCACGGTATACGCTAATCCGCGGATTATCCGCGTCGGCAATTTCGCGCGGCGAGTCTCGGTCGAGCAGCTCAAAGAGCGCATCGACGAGGCAGTAGATATCTACCTCGAATATTGCGCATAAGCCGAAACGCCCGCAAGGGCGTCCGCAGGGGACTGCCTCCCTGCGCTGATGATGGCAGGCAAAAGCGCCCTGCATAGATGCACGCGGACGCCATGATGTGTCAATCAAAGCCGTGTGGAGCGCGTTCCTGCGGATTTTATGGAGGTGATAGAGCTTATGAAAATCACGATCGAGTGCAGACCAGAGGAGATTGACGCTCTGCTGCAAGGACTGGCGGATCGGCAGGATAACAAGATGGAGAGCGAAATCAAGGCAGTTATCCAGACGATGACCAACGTGCTCCAGCGTGAGCGGAAGAAGGAGGCGATGCGGTATGACTGAGATGCAGGCGGCACACGTTTGGCGCGTGCTGTTGGAGCTCAGCGGAGTCAAGGATTTTGAAGTCGAGATCCGGAAGGCCGAAGATGAGAATCCAGAAGAGACAAGGGAGGAAGCGTCGTGAGGATATATATCGCGCACCCGTACACGGGTGACGAGGAGAGGAATCGCGAGCGTGCATTGAAAGCGGAAGAGATGCTGCGGCAAGCGACGCCGAACGTGGAGTTTTTTAACCCGGTCGGCAGGATGTCGTTGTCGGGACGGTTTAAGGAGATGTCCTACGCTGAAGTGATGGCGGAGTGCCTTTCCGAACTTACCGAGTGCGACGGCATCGTATTTTGCGGAGGCTGGAAAGAGAGCGCGGGGTGCCGTTTCGAGGCGTACACAGCGAAGCAGTTGCAGTTGCCGCGCTGGTACGGAGTGGACGCTTACGTCAAGACGTGGAGGCGCGTCGAGATCGAGGCGCAGTACGAGGAGGTAATCTTATGACAGAGACAACACGCATGCAGGAGCTCATCGAGATTTTTTGTGACGCGGATCGGCGTCGGGGGCTCACGGCGGAGGAGATCGAGCAGTATTGCCCGACCATCGGCACTGCTGTTGATGCGGTGGGGTGATGGGCGATGAGCTTTGACATCTGCAAGAAGCACTACGACATCGCGCGGCGCAGCGCGGAAGACGCACGGGAGGGATTGACGATCACCGACCACCCGTGGCGCGGCGACAATAATATGGTTTTCAGGAAAAAGAAATAGCCCGCAACGGCAGACACCGTAACGGGCAAAACAAGAAAGACTTACAGACAAAGTATAACACAAAACAAGGAGGATGTACAACATGTTACTCAAGATCAGCATCACGGAGCGGGACCTTGTCAGTGCAGAGGCGCTGACGAACCTCATCGGCGCCCTGCGGACGATCGCAGACGGCGCGCAGGGAACCTTACAGAACTGCGCCGAGGCTATGGAAGCAGGCGCGTTGGAGAGTGACACCGTTACGGTAGAGCCCGAGGCAAAGGGCAAGCCGAAGACTCGGACGAGGGCTGCGGCAAAGACCGCGAAGAAGCCGGCACCCGAGCCGGAGCCGGATGAGGACGCTGAGGATGCCACTGAGTCCGAAGACACCGAAGATACCGAGGTTGACTACAAGGCGCTGCGCGAAGAGGTCCGCCAAGAAGCTGCAGCTATCGCCCGCAAGGGCAAGACCAAGGGGCTCAAGATGCTCCTCGAGGAGCGCGGCGTGCAGAAGCTCAGCGACCTGCCGGATGAGGAGCTTAAGTCATTCCTAGCCGAGGCAAAGACGCTCTGATGGCGCACGCAATTCTGAGTGCGTCGGCAAGCAAGCGGTGGCTCTCCTGCCCGCCGTCGGCGCGCCTTGAGCGCAAATTCCCGGACAAGGCGGGAGAGGCGGCGAGGGAAGGCACCCTCGCCCACGCGCTGGCAGAAGCACAAATTCGGCGCTACCTCGGCGAAATTACCGATGAGGAGGAGGCGCTGCGCATCGAGACCATACGGGACAATGCGCTGTATGCCCCGGAGATGGATGAGTACGTCAGCGAGTACGTCGACCTGTGCATTGAGAAAATCAACGAGGCGCACGGCACAGCCCTTGTTGAGGAGCGGCTGGACTTCAGCCGCTGGGTCAAGCACGGTTTCGGGACCGGCGACATGGTTATCCTTGGCGATGGTGCACTTGAGATCGTCGACCTCAAGTACGGCAAAGGCGTGCCGGTGCCTGCTGAGGGCAATCCGCAGATGCAGCTCTACGCACTCGGCGCAATCGAGCAATACGGCTGCATCTACGACTTCGACCACGTGCGCATGTCGATTTTCCAGCCGCGCAACGGCGGTCTCTCAACGCACCTTATCTCAGTAGCCGATCTGCTCGCTTGGGGCGAGGAGATCAAGCCCATCGCCGAGCTCGCGTATGCGGGCAAAGGCGAGTTCCGGGCAGGCGAGCACTGCCGCTTTTGCAAGGCAGCTCCTCAGTGCAAAACCTTGTCCGAGTACAACATGGAGATTGCAAAACTTGAGTTCCAAGATGTTGACTTGCTCTCAGACAACGAGGTATCCTTCGTTCTTGCCCGCGTCGACGGGCTCGTGCGCTACGCTGAGAAAATTAAAACGTGGGCACTAGGAGAGGCGCTCAACGGCCATAAGTGGCCGGGATTCAAGGTCGTTGAGGGACGCAGCAACCGCAGAATCACCGACGAAGCAAAAGCCGCCAAGCTCCTGCACAAAGCGGGATACGGCGATGACGTGATTTACAAGCCGCTCAAGATGCAGGGCATCACCGAGCTTGAAAAAGCGCTCACCAAAAAGAAATTCACGACGCTCCTCGGAAGCGTCGTCGAGAAGCCGCCAGGCAAGCCGACGCTTGTGCCCGAAGAAGACGAACGACCGGAGTATGACTCCGCGAAAAACGAATTTGAAGTTATGGAGGAAGATACGAATGAGTAGAATAGTCATCAAGAACGCCCGTCTCTCCTATGCGAACGTCTGGGAGCCGAAGCCGGTGAAGGACGACCCCGAGGGCAAGAAGCGCTACAGCGCGGCACTCATCATCAGCAAGAGCGACACCAAGACGATCAAGGCGATCGAGAAGGCCATCGAAGAGGCGAAGATCGAGGGCAAGTCCAAGCTCGCCAACCAGAAGGGCGTCATCCCGAAGAACATCAAGCTGCCGCTGCGTGACGGCGATGAGGATCGCCCCGATGATGAGGCGTACGAGGGCTGCTATTTTATCAACGCCAATGCCACGGCCGACCATCCGCCGAAGATCGTCGACCGCGCCGTCGAACCAATCCTTGACCGCTCGGAAGTGTACTCCGGCTGCTACGCCAATGTCAGCGTCGACTTTTACGCTTTCAACACAAGGGGCAATCTCGGCATCGCCTGCGGCCTTGGAAACATCCAGAAGGTGCGCGACGGCGAACGGCTGACCGGGGAGCGCTCGGCTGAGGATGATTTCGAGGCTCTGGACAATGAGGACGACGACGATTTCCTGAACTGATTTCAACAGAGCCCGCACGGGTGAAACGTGCGGGCTCTTGGAGGTACATCGATGATACTATCCATCGACATCGAGACGTATTGCGACCTCGACATTAAAAAGGTCGGCGGATATCGCTACGCAGAGAATTGCGAGGTCATGCTCTTTGCCTACACTTGGGATGACG